GCATAAGCAGAGAAGAAGGCGTGAGCCTCCTCCACTGTTAATTCAAACTTCTGTGTTTTAACAAGTTTTAACAAAAAATCAATCTTTTGTTTTTCAGTCATTACGCTAACTCTAGAATTCTAAGTTCTGAAGGCGCTCCGTCAGCAATTGCGTGAACGTCGATGCCTGGACCAAATCTAAAAGAAGCTGTTGCACCTTTAGGAACCAAAATTCCGTTAGATGTAGTAACTGTATTATCACATCCAATGTAAACATCTTTACTTCCAACATTTTGTAACGTTAACTCTTTTCTTCCAGATAATTCTGTAGCAACAACATCTGTAGCCGTAGCTGCGATAGCAACTGAAGCGTTATTACAAGATGAGAACCCTGCTTCACTAGCGTTAACATTAATAGACCCATCTGCTTCAACTGCTAAAAAGTCAGTTCCATCGCCAATTTTGATTGAGTCTTGGGCGTGATCTAAATCTCTAATATCAAGGTCAGTAGCACTTACTGTAACAGATGATCCAGAAACGTCCACAGAATCCGTTGCAAAAGCAAGGTCTCTGATGTCTAAGTCTGTAGCTTCAACTGCCCAAGGAGAATCCGATCCTTGAGTTACTGCAATTTCAGTATTTGATAAGTGTACATCTAATGCGATGTCTCCATTTTCTGAAGTACTGGTGAAAAATGCTGTACCGTCTCCTAGTCTTACAGAGTCTTCTGTATGATCTAGGTCAACATCAATAGAGATGTCTGAGGTCTTGATATTTACATCAAGCGCACCACCAGTGTGTGTTAACAACGTACCGTCTGAGGCAGATAGGAATGATTTAACTACATCGTAGTCATCACTCTCTGCAGGATCAAATGATAGTTTGTGTTTAGTAATTGACATAGGTTGCCTCCTTTATGTCCAAGTTAATATTTCAATCACGCCAGTCTTGTCAGACCTGAAATAAAGTGTACTTCCCTGTAAGTTTAAATCCGATTCCGCGTACGTAGTGCCTTTTGGAATCTCTATGTAGGATGATAATCCTGATGTGAATGAGAAGTCGATAGTACCCGAAGTACGGTGTTTTATCAATACTTTTTTAGTTCCATTGAGAAGTACTTGAGATTGTTCAACCCCAACATCTCCTCCCCCGATTGTAATATTATATATAGTAGGTGCAGTAGTTGAAATTGTAGGAACGACAGGTAATGCGTAGTTGCCTCCAATGTCTATAAGTTCTGCACAATTATTATTTGCGTCACATATTTGAACGGAATTAGCTGAAGCAGGAGGTGCGTTTTTTACAAAACCAGTTACGCCTAAGTAACCTGCCGATCCGTCATAATTTGTTACTACGAAGTGAACAATTTCATAAGATTCAATTCCTAATACTTTTGTCTCATTTCCAGTAATCGTAGCTAACGTCGTAAAAGAAGTTTCGTTAAGAGTTTTAACCCTTACTTCTATTTGGTTAGCTGCCCCTAATTCTTCTGTGGTAATTCTTAAATGGGATTCAACTGTAAGTAAATTTCCAAGCCCAGTATCTAATTTAGATCCCTGGTCGATTACATCTCCAGCAGCCTGGATTCTAAATCGTCTTGTGAATTTATCGTCGTGTGTTAAAGTTACCATATTCCCTAATATTCTCCCATAAAGACCCTCAGAGGACCGAAGTCCCCCGAAGGTTTGTTAGGCAGGGAGAGACCTAACAATTAAGCTGTTTGTAAGTTAGAAATTACAGCATGGAAGTTAGGATCAATGTATACCTGAAGGTATCCACCATATCTAGCTTCATACTCATCGCTACTTGCTTTTCTTAGGAAAACAGTACCGTCATCATCAAACCAACCAAAGTCAGGTCTGTGATAGATTTCGATATAGTTATCGTTAAGGAAATACATTCTGTCATCTTCACAGAATCTTTCAGCAACAACAGGAACTGGTCCACTTGTACTCATGAACTGAATACCAGAGAAAGAGATAACAACGCCGTTCTTATCTTTAACACCAGCTCTGTTAGGAATTGGGTATCTTTTATCATCTTCAAAGATGTTAAGAAGTTTTTCGAATTGCTTATAAGAAGTAATGATTAGGTTAGGAACCTTACCAGTTTTCTTCTCAACTGCAAGCATAGCTTTGTTCATAAGAGCAGAACTAATTGATGCAGCAGCAGCGTCGATTTGCTCAGACTTCCATCTTCTAGCGATAGCGATTCCATACTTAGTTCCAGAAGTTGCATCTAGTACACCTTTTAGTCCTTCAGGATCGTTATCTTTAGAATTTTGCATGTAAAGTGCTGAAGCAGCAGGAAAAGGTCCAATTCCAGTAAGACCTGAAAGAACTACTGAAGAACCAACAAGTTTAACAACCTGAGTAGAAGGATCGTACTCAAGAACTTCAAGTTGAGTTGTTTCAGTATCAACATTTACAAGATCTCTCTCTTCAATGTTAGCATCTTTAGTATCAGCAGCTAGTTCACAAATATAAGGGTCAGCAAGCGTACCTGCACCTGAAACGTTACCACCAGCATCGTTACCGTCAGCTAGTTTTCCAGATCCGTCATTGAAAAGAACACGTGACATGTTTCTCATCCAAGACTCAACACCTTTTTGAACTACTTCTTTAGTAGCTCTTACGAAAGCACCTTCGTCACTCATTGCAGCCTTGATAGACTCTCTGTCGATTTCAACAACAGCATACATTTTTTTAGCTGTGATGATTGCTTCAGAGTACTGAGCAGTGTTAGCAGTAGGCAAAGATCCAGAACCTACACCACCAGCGAAAGACTGAGGAATAGAATGAAGGATTTGCTTACCAGTAAAGTTGTAAGATTTTTTAACTCGTCCAAGAAGGACATTAGCAGAGTTGTATACGTTTTCAGATAGCTTACCATATTTAATCTTAAATAGGGCGGAAGCTTCCGATAATGAAAATGTTCTGTTTGCAGCCATTTTACACTCCTATGTGTTTTAGTTTAAAGTTCATCGAAAGAGAAAAACTCTTCCAGTTTATTACGTTCTAATCGTTCGCTAGGTGACTCAGATGAGCTTTCGCTCGCTTTCTTCGCACTTTGTTGCGCCTTCTTAGAAACTCCTTTCTTAGATTTTGAATTAATTAGGTCCGGATATGCTTCGCTTACAATGTCAATAATGTCTTCTTTAGTAAAGTCCGGATTCTCAATAACAACTTCCGCTACTTCTACTAATACGTCATCATTTAACTCAGTAACTACGCTGGATAGAGCCTCTTCAGTTTTTTGGTAAGCTCGCGATGTACTTACATATTCCTGAATAGTATTAATGTCTATTTCCCCATCGTAATTAGCTTGTAAATCATCATACGCCGCTAATAATTCTTGATCCGACACATTCTGAGCTTCCTGAAAAGAAGTTATTTGGGTTTGCAGTTCCTGTACGGTTTGCTGCTCTGCCGATAACTCCTGTGCAGACTCTTGTTGTCTTTTTAGAAATTCGTTTTCTTCGTTTAATTCATAAGCCTTTTTCTGAGTGTCGTCCATCTCCATTAAAGCCTTATGATTTTCTATTACTTGGTCTCTTAATTGTTTTCTAAATTCTAAAGGATTCTGTCCTGCTAGTTGAGCTAAAAATTCCATAGCTCCAAGATTATCTCCTTTACTTACATGATCTGAAAATTGCTGGATATAGGATTCAACCATTTGCTTATCCTGTATATATTCAGTCTTTTCTTTACTTAGTTCCGTAAATCTTTTATCCCATGCAACCTTTCCACTATAGTTAGTTCTAAGATCGTTTAGACTTACATCCATCTCTTCCCCATCAATCTTAACTGCGAAAGTTGCATCTTGAGGTATTTCTAGTTCTTCTTCACCATATTTGGCTTTGAGTTTTTTAATTTCTTCAATAATCTCTTCTGCCGCCGTGTCTCCAGCATCGTTTGCATTTTCCTCCGGAGTCTTGGTTGAAACCGCTTCTTCTTTATTCGATTCTGAAAGGGCTTCTTTAATGTCTTCTTTAGTAGCTGGTGTAGATTCTTCACTTGCAACTTCTTTAGCCTCCTGGACTAACTCAGCATCTGACCTAGTATCCCCTAAAGATTGCTCTAGATCGTCAAAACTATGATAGTTTCCGTCAGTGTTAGTTGGTGTGGTTACGTCTTGATTAATTTCATCACTCATATACTATTCTCCCTTTTGTGGTTCACCCGGTAATGGTTGAGGCTCTTGAGCAGGAATAGATCCAGCTATCTCTTCACCTCTATTGGCTTGACCTTGTACCATAGCTTCTTGATGAGCTGCTGATTGTGGTGTGTAGCCTTCTCTATAAAACATTGGAAATTGTGTCAGTTCTGCTAACTTAGCTTGAAACAATGGATTTTCTTTTGCTTTCTGTACCATTATAAACTCATGCATTGCAACGTGTTCTTTAAGAATTTCTCGCATTTCTGGTGGAACTTCTTCTTTAAATGACCTTGCCTGCATGGCTTTAGTGTGTACTCGCCAATGTACTAACTGGTCCTCAAATTCTTCGGGGTCAGCTACTGGTTTTCCACTTAATATATCTTCATTTTCTGATTCAGCACTTCTTACTGCCTCAACAATTAAAGTAGTAACTTTATCTACAGATCCTAGATCTAATAATTCAACTACTTGTTCTGGTGAAAGGGCATCTGGCTTATATTGTATAACTTCTATAATTCTTTGAGTCTTACCTGCTTTACTATCTGATAACGCATTTCCATTTTCAATTCTTACATCATAAGACTTGTGAAGGTTTGCTGCATCGAAATACTGGATAATATATCTATTATCTTTACCTACAATTCTAACCATTCTTCCATCATCAGGCTCATAGAAGTCACCAGCAACTGCCAATGTTTTCTTAGCTACGCACCTGATAAATGCATTTGCTTTAGCAACTTCAGTCGAAGCACGTTCGGCTTCTTGCTCATTTAAGAATTGTAATGCCGTACCCGCAGTTACGCCTTGAGGTGGTTGTCCTCTAGAAACGCCATGTACGCCATATATCTGATCCATTTCCTCTCTTAACTTATCTCTAAACATATAAGCTTCAGGTGGATTTGGTTGAGTTTGTAATAATTGAGGAGCCATCGGTCCTTGAAACTGTACAATAGTGTTGTCATTGCCTAAGGATTCAATTTTACAAGCGCCTTTAGGCATTACCCATTTAGCATGTCCCATTAAGTAAATATTTTTAGCTAGTAGAGTAGATAAATTATTATGCATATTTTGAATTGGTTTAACAATCTCATACTGAGAAACACCATGTAATACTTCAGGAATATCAAGATCTGTAAGTCTTTCACATGGAAAATCACCATGAGAGTATGATAAATCTTTATCTTCTAAAATTACGTCTTTGGTAAATATAATATGCTTACCTTCTCCAACATATTCAGTCTTTTTATGATAGAAATCAAATACGATAACTGCGTCGTCCATTCTAGCACTTTCTAAGGCAGCGATGTCAAATTGATACTGATTAGAATCTGCTATAATTTGCTTCTCT